TATTCCATGATAATGAGAGAGTTGTGGTTAAGACCGAACTATATATTTCTGATACTATTTATGCTGTGGGTCATGCAGAAGAACATAGAAATGCTAATTTCATAAATAAAACAAGTGCTATGGAGAACTGTTCCAGCTCTGCGTTAGGTCGTTGCATTGCTGCATTTGGATTATCAGGTTCAGAATATGCTAGTGCAGAAGAATTAGTAAATGCCTTAAACAATCAAAAGGGATCTACTCAAAAAGTTTCAATTAAAGATACAATTAAAAAGCAAACAACCGAAACTAAGTTGACCGCTTTGTATTCCGATTGGAAAAAAGAAAATGATTCAATAGAAAAAGATTTTGAATCACAACAACAATCAATAAAAAAAAATGGAGGACAAAATGTCAGACAATGGTAGTGGTAAGCAAAAGGATTGGGTTTTATTTCCTTATGATGCCAACAACGAAAAAGCCATCAAAATTGATTTCTCAGGAAATGTAAATTTAGATAGCGGTAATAAAGGAACCATCTTAGGTGTTAAAGGCAGCAGTAAAGATGGCAATACTAAGTTTGTTAAGGTGTTTGCTCAGGTAGGAGTTCTATTTAAAGGTGATGATAAATTTACTGGAGATATGAATTATCCTGAAGCTGGTGGACAAAAAGGTTTAATCGGTTGGATAAACGAATCAGGTAATATTTTATCTGGTTATAAGAATGAACCTAGACCTAAACAAGCTAAACCACAAAGCAAAGAAATTCCTTTTTAATTGAAAGTTGTTTTTTTAGTTTTGGCTTTACTTACAAGTGAGGGATATGTTTTACATAAAGTTAAATTTGAAACTACTCTCACTTGTGAGGAGATACATCAATCAGTAATTAAATTTAAAGAAATAGGAATAAGAACATATCCAATTTACAAAAACAAAGTAGCTTTTGCTCATTGGTGTGAGGATAACAAAGGAAATTATGTCAGATAATGTTAAATTTATAAGTGAGATAGAGAGATTATTAAAACAAAAACAAAATGATTATGGACACTTTGACCATACCTCTTATGTAATGGTAGGAATTATGGAGAAATATTTATCAATTCATAACAACCAAGATGTTAAAATACCCCTTAAATTCTTTGGTTTATTTATGATTTTTCTTAAATGTTGGAGAGTTATGCAATCAGAAAATTATAAAAAAGATAGCTTTGATGACATTAATGGCTACACAGAATTATTAAGGAGGTTAGTCATAGATGAAAACAAAACAAAGAGGTCTTAGACCCATGACACCCAAAATGCTTAAGCTATTGCAATTTATTGAAAATTATACTAAAAAATACAAATATAGTCCAACTTTTTCAGAAATGGCTAAAGAGATGGGTTATAAAAGTAAAAATTCAGTTAGTGTTTTAATTGAAAAGCTAGAACAGAGAAACGAAATTAAAAGAGAATACTCTGGGTATAGCAGAAATATAGTTTTAAATGGTTAAAGTTTTAAAGACATCAAGTTTAGAATTAGAAGCTGATTTTGAAGAAATTTTTGATGGTGCAACTGTTGAAGAAGCTACACAAAAAGCACATAATCAAAAAATGCCTAGTGAGTTTGCGAAAGTAAATATCACCAACAACAAACTTATTAAGGCAAATGTAAAAATGGTTGGTGAGGAGAATGATGAGCTTAAGAAATAGCAATGTTAGATTGTACAATAAGCTAGATAAGGCACATAAAAAAGTTTATGCTGCTAAAGATAAGGGAAGGCAATGTGTACATACTCTGAAAGCATTCAAGGAATACAATCAATTATTCCGAAGAATTGTTGAAGCAGAGAACAAAGATGCTAGATTTTTATATACTTAATTAAGTATATATAAAAAGTTGCATTTGCACTTAAGGGATTCTATACTCTAAATTAAAGGAAGGAACACAATGAAACTATCACATAAAGCAAAGAAAAACTTTGACGAAGATAATCAATTCTATATTGATTTAGGTAAAAAAATAAGAGCAGCTAGAAAAAGTAAAGTTAATGAGTTTACTGGTAAAGAAACTATTATAACTCAGAGTAGAGTTGCAGAAGCTCTTAAATCTACATTTCAACAAATAGGTAAGTATGAAAAAGGTGAGAACCGAATACCTATAATTAATCTAATTAAGATAAGTAAATTTTTAAAAAAACCATTAAGTTATTTCTTGGAAGAATATCAACAACCCAATGTAATAGCTAATGAGTTTAATGAAGCTATTGAAATGCAATTACAAAAAATGGAAGAAGGTAAATAATGTTTGTTCCTGTAAAAGATAAGTTAGATAAGTTAGTTGCACTTACACCTGATGACCAAGAAAAGTTAAGTCATTATAAAAGTATAGTACCAGCTATGATTGCTAACTGTCATAAAGCACATCAAACAATACCAGGTTATGAATCTTGTAAGCCAGAGATAGAAGCATTTAAATGGTTTGATGGAATTAATATTCCTGTGCATGGTTACATAGATTTAAAAGGAGATAAAGTTATCATTGAAGATAAATGTAAAATGCCTAGAAGGGGAATGGTTAAGAAAGATGGAACTAGGTCTTGGTTTCCTGGTAAGCTACCTGATAAACCTTCGCCATATAATTTATTACAAGTAGATTTTTATTGGTCAGTATTTGAAGTGCCAGTTTATCTTTGTTATGTAAATGAGAAAGAGTTTAGAGTCTATCATGCAGGTAATTGTGATGAACTTAAACCTGAGAATATTAAAAAAAGAATACCTAGAATAATACAAAGAGCTAAAGTTAGGCAGAACTTAATGAAGATTAGCAATGATCCAAATGTTCTTAAAGATTACATTCAACCAGACTTTACACATATGTTTTGGAATAGTGATGCTAATGAAGATTATTTAAATAATGCTAAGAAATTTTGGGGATATTAATTACCAATCAAATTTAGACTCATTTTCATAAGTCTTATCTTCGTCTGCTTTTCTTACGCACTCATAGTGTGCATTTTTATAAATATACTTTCCATTAATAATTTTACCAATAGGAATAAATGAATCTTCGTTTGTCATATTAATGTTGCAATAAGAACACTTACCAACATCTATAATAATGTTTTTAGATTTAACCCAAGTTTTTTTATGATTTTTTGGCAGTTCGTTTTGATTGTTTTAATGCTTTACTTGAAACTGTACCTTTACCTTTTCGGCTAGTACCAGCTTTTTTTCTTTTGTTCATGTAATAGTACAATCCTTTTTTAACTGTACGACCATCTTTAGTTTTGTGATAACCCTTTTTCATTATTCAAACTCTTTTAATATTTTTAGTTTTTCTTCGGCATTAGCTATCTTATCTATTAATTTATCTACTTCGTCAATATGTTGTGGATGTTCTCCTATACCCACACTATTATTTAGATATATATTTAAAGTTGCATCTGACTCAGCAATAATAGCTTCATATCTTTTTTCTAAAGCATTTAATATAGTTTTTTTCATTTTATTTAACCCTCCAACATTCCCAGCTAACAAGTAGCTACTCCTAATAAACTAATATTTTTTCTTCTTAGTTTTTTTCTTTTTTTTCTTCTTGTCTTTTTTCTTCTTCATGTACATGGTTATCTCCTATTTTTATTGTTTTTATTTCTTCCCATATACCAATCTCCAGGTTCATAATTCCATCTTTTACCATGATGTCCTCTTATATCAGCATACAGCATTCTAGCTTTCACTATGAATTTTAAAAACTTTCTTACCATTTCTTACAAGACCAATACCTTGCAGAAAATACATCTTTAGCAGTAGCACATTTATGCCTAGCTCTAAAGCTCTTTCGTCTAGCAGGGTTAGACTTTTTAATAGTCATATTGGCATCACCATATCTAATAATCTTTTCTCTACCACCCTTACAGGCTTTAACAACAAACTTTTTACCACCCTGAACTTGTCGTCTAGGTGAATTACATTTCATTTTTGCTTTGTTTATTGCCATATTAATCTATTTTATCAACTCCATTAAAGTATTTATAGTCAAATTCTAAAACTCTGCAATCATGTTTTTTACGCATAGACTTTTGTTTGTCTTTAAATTCTGTGGCTTTCTTTTCGGTGTCAAATATGGTGTTAGTAAACATTCTATATTTATCGTCTTGTTTCCAAACTACACAATAAATCATGCTTTTGTTTTAGGTTTTGGTGGGGGTACTATCATCTCTTGGCAGCCGAACTTAGAATATATTTGATATTGATTTGTTTCTTCTCTACCTACCTCTTTGGTCTTTTCTATAGACTTTTGGTAGCCATCTAAAAGGCAATCATAATAAGTATCGTAAGCTTTAGGAAAAGTATGAGGGTCTAGGCAAGTGTTTGCTATGGTACTGCACATCACTATTGTTAGCATTATTTTCATTTATCATCCTTTATCTCCTCCAACTTTTTGATCTTATCATTAGCATCTTCAAGGTCTTTGGTTAAATGTTCTAATTTCTGCAAACATCTTTTGTTTGCTGAATCTTTAGATTTACCAGCATCCTGTAATTCTGCAACTTCTTGTTTCAGAATACGAACTTGGTCTTTATATTCATTTATTAGATCTATACTATCAGACATTATTTTTTTTTAAAAGTAGAAACACCTTTAATACCTAGAACAGTTGAATAGCCACCAACAATTAAACCTTGTAGCCATAGAGGAAAATTATTTATCTGTTCAAAGAAAATATCTAGCTTTGCAATAATTTGTTCATCCTCTGAAAAGACTCCCCAACCAGCGATCAAGAGTGGGATTGAAATTAGAATCAAAACAAATTCATCTTTTAGATCGTTTTTCTGTGAAGAAATTTGTTGTTGTTTCCATTCAATTTCTCCAGAAGCCATCTTTTCTGCATGACGCATTTCAGCAACAGATTGAAGTTCTTTTACTTTTCTTCTATTTGCTGCAATAGACATACCAGTCTTAATCATGCCTGGAACTAATTTAGATGCTATACTTAACCACATTATGACTTTGCACTCCTCATTTTTCCAGCTAACTTACCTGCTCTAGCTGGTGTTTGTTTAGCCCAAAGTGAGTCTAGCATTTGAAATGATGCTTCACCATAGTCCTCACTATCAAGAGCTTTCCACATATTCTTAAACTTAGAAACACCACCTTCGCCTATCTGATAGACCATATTAACAATTACTTCTTTAGCAATATAATTAATATTTCTTTCTCCTATTAATCTTTCAGCAGCTTGTAGTGTTCTATTGAAATCTTGTTCAAATACTTTTTCACCTTCTTCTTTAGTGTATTCTATATCACTTTCGTAATCATCATCAGGTGTTATCTTGTGTCCATAAAAGATAGTATCAAATCCTTCTGAACATTTATAAATCTTTGGAACATAACCCTCACAAAGTTTTATTTCTTCTTTTAGTTCTTCGTACATTTGCAAACCTCACAGGTACATAAATCTTTATCGTCATGGTGTAAATGCAAATCATTTTTACAATGGCACTTACAATGACAATTTTTACATTTATTTTTTTTTCTTTTAGTTTTTTTACTTACAAATATACTATCTATTTTAGATAAAATATCATCAAAAAAACCTAGAATATTATACACTATATTATCAATCATTTACTATTTTCTTTATACTTTTACTGCCATCAATATTATCTTCTAAAACAGCTTGTACTTTGCCACATTTATATTCAATGCTAGAGTTTGCTGATCTTTCTGCTTCTCTTTTACCTTTAAGACAATCTGACATTTTATCTTGTATTCGGTGTTCTTTTAGTTCACCTGCTACAAACATACAAAGAGCAACAACTGTATTAATGACTGTTTCCATTAGCAAACTCTCTTTGTTTATCTTTTAATTTTTCTATATCAGATAATGCTTTATTTAATTGTTCTCTTAAAAATTCTATATTAACTTTGTTTGTCATATTTTGTTCTTGAGTTACTTCTAACTTTTCTACAGTTTTATATAAATCTTCAATCAACATAAACTGTTCTTGATCTATTGGTTTTTGTGTACTAGCTTCAAGTAAATCTTGTTCCATTAATGCTTTAGACATTTCTAAATGTACTATTCTTGAATTAACTTCTGCATAAGTCCAAACAGCAATAGAGATACCAACCACTATCATTATTAATGTTTTTAAATCTGTTTTAAAATGTGTTTGTTCTGTAATCATTCTGGTACTGGTAGTTTATAATCTTTAGGTGGCATCTTCAATATCTTCTTATCACCCATAAGTGTTATATCTGGGTTTTCTTTCTTATAATCATCCTTCATATCATCCCACAAACTTTGAGAATCATCAGGTCTAGTAGTATCTCTTGTAGGAGTAACACCTCTACATTTTGATACTAATAATCTAAAGTTTTCATTCTGTGCAAGACTAGGATTGTTATTAACTCTACCACACATTTTCATTAACTCTAATTGTTGTTTAATTTTTACATTTTCTTTTTGAGTTTTACAATCTGTGCCTAAATATTTTCTATAAGTAAAACTTAAGTATTGTTGTTCATTAGTGCTATTGTCAGAATAATTGTAATCAGTTTCTCTTTTATCGGTTCTAACTTCTAACTCTCCACACCTTGCACCATACTCATTAAGATATTCGTTTTTAGGATAAGCAGGTTCTACAAAAAAAGCTAGTATTGTAAAAGCTAGGATAAGTAATCCTGTAAAATAATAATTCATCCTGAGAACCTCCATACATTACCTGTTTAAATCCTTAATGTCATAGCTATGTTCTCTTACTTGGTCTGCAAGAGTTCTATATAAGTTTTCTGCCATCTGCCAAGTAGCTTCAGCAGAAGAAAGTCTTGTATTCATTTCTGCAATTTTATCTTGAGCAACAGTTAAATCTCTTTCAAGATTAACAATTTGTACTTCTGAATTATTAATTGTTGTTGTTAAATTAAGTACATATTTAACCGAAGTAAAACCCCCAACAACTATAGAAGCTACTACTGGTATAAATATAAAATTCTTTTTAAATAAGTCTGCAAAATTCATTTAGCTAGTTTACCTTTGTTAATACCTTTTTTAATTACATATTCTCTAGTGCCATTAGCATTAGCTTCAACTTCTTTTTTTAAGTTCTTAAACAACTGCATTTCTTTATATTTCTTCTCAAGTTGCTTTTGAAAATTAATTAATATTTTATTATCTCTCATAATCTACCATCATTAATTTAATGCCTAACTTTTTTTGTAGTTTTGTAGGACTTCTTGAAATTCTATAAGAACCTTTAGGTTTATCTTTAAGACTTTTGCCTTTTTTATGTTTTCTAAAAGTATTTGTTTTTATGTCTATTAATTGTATTTTACCATTTCTATCTACGATTACAATGTCAAATGGACAGCTAGGATCACAAGATTTGGCTACCCAATATCCTTGTCTAGTGTACTCAGCGATTGATTCATATTCGCCTACAGTACCTTTAATTGATGTTTTCTTTTGTCTATCAGAGATTGATTGTTTATCTGATTTCAAAATGGCTATTTAAAATAATTATAACCGCTTGATATTATTGCTGATATGACTAATAGAATCCATATAGCACCCTTTCCCTTGTTTATTTCTGCTCTAAGTGTTTTAGTTTCATTCCTTAGTTCCCTAATTTCCTTTACTAAAAAATCAATCTTTACTTCTGTTGCAGATTTTCTTGGCATTATTTTAACTCCATTGGAATATTTGATTTTTTAACATATTCTTGTAATTGTTTTATTCTTTCTTTAATCATTTTTTGATATTTTTTGTTAATATTTTTTCTATCTTCAGTAGATAAATTTTTATCTTTTAACACTCTTGTTCTTCTTGATTTTATACCAGTTATTTCATTTTTCATCAATTTAATATTTTGCATTCTACTTTTTTGAGGATCTATAGGATATATGTTTACACCTACTAATCTAGTTAGTGCTTGAGTCATAGTAATTTTTGGATCACCATATCTATTAACATCTTTATCTAATACTTCTTTTAACTTTCCTGCAAATCCAATATCTGTTAACCAAGTAGGCATAGTCATTCTCCATAAATAAGCCATAGAATCTGCAACTTTTTTAGCAGGTGGATCAAACTCATTAACAATTTCTCTTTGTGTAAATGGATCAATATTTGTTGCTAAAGCTGCAACCAATTGAGGTAAAGGAGCTCCAAAAATACCAGTACTTGATAAAAATTTTTGAACTTTTAAATCTGTTGCATCTTTAATTGTTCCAACAAACATAGCATAAGGTAAAAAATAACTAAAATCTAAAAATTGCCATCTACCTTGATTATCTTTTACAGGCATAGCTAGAGCATTACCTCTATCTTTTAAAAATTCTGGTAATGTATTTTTTAATTTTTCAAAATCTTCATTTGTTACACCATTATATTTAGCTAAAATAGCATGATAAGCTAATGGTAAAGCAACATAAGGTGTATATCTTTCTGGGTGTCTTATTGCTGTTTCTAAAAGATTAGGTAGTACTTTATAATAATAAGTTACAAAAGGCATACCAACAGGTGCATTTCTTAAATATCTAACTGATGGTGGAACTAAAGAATAATCAAATAATGTTTTTTGTGCTGTTAAAGCTGCTGTTCCTTCATCTACACCTTTAGACATTTCATCAATTATTTTAGCAGTTTTACCTAATATTTCCATTCCTTGATATGCTCTTGAAGCAAAATCTCCTATAGATCCTGCAATATATTTTAATTGGTCTATTACATTTCCAGTAGCTTTTGCTTTAGCTTTTAAATAAGATTTATTTATTTCAATCATTTCTTGTTTACTAAATGTTGAATTTACTACACCATATTTTTTTGCAATTTGAGTATATACACCATCCTTTCTTAAATCATCCCATGCTTGAAATAATCTTTTTGGTAAATCTCTCCATCTAACTCCTGAAAGATTTAGAAGTATCATATTAGATATAGCATTTCTCATTTGTGTTGGAGGATTTAATGCTACCTTACTCATTTTCCAAAGTTTAGTTCCTTTTGTTACTAAACCAGCATCACCTAATATAGATTTTGCCCAGTTAGAATCTTTACTTACAAACTCTCCTGCATTAGCAATATCATCTACTATCTCTTTTCTAACATAAGATCCTCTTAGTGTTCCATAATGTTTTGATTCAGGAAGTTTTTTATATAATGATAAATCTGCTTTACTTATATTTAAGTTAGCTTTATCAATTAACTTATCCATTTCTTTAATTATTTTAGTATCTTTTGTAGGTCTTAAACCATCTCTTATTTCTTTAGCAATTCTATCTGATTCTTCTTTTAACCATAATGGACTCACATTTTTTCCTTGAAAATTTATAAGTCCTGTTTTTAAAGTCCAATTAGGATCTTCTGCAATTTTTTGAAAAAAACCATATCTAACAACATCAGACATTGGATCTTCTATTGCTTTAGAACCTAATATTGCAACATCTTGAATTTCACCTAAAAAATCTTTAGTATCTTTGGTTAAATCTTTTCTTTGTTTAGTGTAACCCATACTGCTACTTTTACCAAAATACTTTAAATATAATCTTGGTAAGTAAGAACCTTCACCTTGTTTAATAACTTCCTTAGATAATATTCCTGCATCAGTTAATGATTTACCAACAGTATCTATTGCTGATCTTAATTCTTTTGCTTTCTTTAAAACATCAACATTTTTAATTGCAGACTCAGTTCCCTCTTTAGTTAAGAAATTTTTAACTGCTATATTTTCATCAGGTTTAAGTTTAGAAAAAGTTTCAAAAACATTTTTTGATAAATTTCTTACTTGTTCTAGTTTTCCTGTGGTTAATCCTCTTTGTGTAAAATATTTATTTTGGTTAGGTAATCTTTTTAAAGGTTTATAATTTGGAAATTTAGAACTTGTAAAATCAATTATTTTATCAGCAACTGTTTGCCATTTTTTTCCTAGTAATCCTGGTGCAGCTTCTACACTTGGAATAACTATATCTTCTATAGGTTTTGCGATAGTTTGCAAATTTTCTGATATTGTTTTATCTTTATCAACAAAAGGTTGTTCTTTTGGTTTTATCGGTTCTCCAGTTTTAGTTTTAGGTTCTGGTTTTTCAGTTTTAAAAATTCTTGAAAGTCCAGGTTTTATTAGTTTAGTTGCCCAAACAATACCCTCTATAGCAGTACCTAATCCAACTCCCTCTAAAGCCATTTTAAATCTAGCTTCAGATTCTGTATCATTAGGATCAGCTTTTAAATATTTTGTTACTGGATTTTTTAAACTAGGATATTCTTCTACTAAATTTGAAAGTCGTTGTTCATAAGGAGAAAAAGCTAGTTGTTCGGCTAATGCACCTCTTGCAACAATATCTGTACCTTTTCCTATCTTTGAAGTAGGGGTAAGCATTTTTAATTTTGAAAATGGAATAACAAATCCTGTAACATCTCTAACAAAACTTCCTCCAAAATATTCAGGTTCTTTTACTTTAGGAAGATCAATCACTTTTAGTCCTTGAGATTTCATTCTTGTTTTAGCTTCCTTATACTCATCTCCATATAAAACTTGATAACCATCTTCTTCAGTTTTTACTACACCACCTTTATATTTATCTGGAGTAATTAAATCAAATGGTGATTCTATCCATTCTGAAAAATCTATAGTTCCTTGAGCTACATCTCTTAAAGCACCAACTGCTGTACGATAAATATTCTCTCCTACACCAATTTCATTTTCTTCTTTTTCTTTTTTTACAGATTCAAATGTAATTGGTTGTATTTTAGGTTCTTCTTTAATTTCTTGTGATTTTAAAGATTCAAATGTAATTGGTTCTTGTTTACTTTGAGTTTGAGAATTTTTTTTTAATTCTTCAAAGGTTATAGCCATACAACCTCCTATTCAAAGTTATCTTTTTTCTTATTCCATTTCATTGATTGACCATTAACATTATATGATTGTCCATCAATTAATTGATCTTTACTTTCTGGAACAGGTAAAATTTGAACAGAAGAAGATGAATCAGAAATTTTATTTATAATAGTATTATAAGTACTTTCTAATTGTTTTTGATATTCAGGAACTTCATCTATATTTATAGTCATTGCTTTTAAAGCATCTGCAACACCATCTAACATAAATTTTTCTTTTGAAACAACATCTTTACCACCTCTAGTAAATATGCTTGGAGCTATTTCTTTTTCAAAATCAGTTCCTGTTTCCATGATATTTTTAAAAGCTGAAAAATTTTTTTGATCCGCAGTTAATTCAGGACTTACAGGTGAAGGTACTAATCCTTCTTTTTCAATTCTAGTTCTTGTTGCAAAAACATTTTTTTTAGTTTTAGGATCATAAGCAGTCATTAATTTTTCTTTTTGAGGAGTCATATATTTTTGTAATTCTGCTGTTTGAGCTACAGCAGGTAGTAGAGCAGAGAAAGGATCTTTACCTTGAATACCTTGACCATAAATAGCAGAACCTAATATAGCTGATTGAGGTATATTACTTAAAAGTCCGCCTTCACTTTGACCTATAGGTGTATTTAATAAACCTTGTAAATCTGCATATCTTTTTCTTAAATTCTCTATCATTATATTAATCCTCTTTGTTGTAAGTATGGTATATTGAAAGGGTTGTCTGCCATATTTGTGCTACTTAATAAGCCATAGGGAGCTGTAGAATAGCCAAACTGCTGATTTGTACCCAATATACTACTGATGTTATTTTTAGCATTATTATAGCTAGTTTGCAAATCAGAACTTAACCCTGAACCTGATGTGCCAAGATTACTAAAGTATTGATTGACCATAGAATCTTGAGGTGTTGTTCCTGTCATAGTATAAGGTAATTGAGATATTGCATTATTTATAAATGCTTGTTCTCCTCCACCACCACCAGTATCTGTAGTATCTCCACCACCAGATGATTGTAGGAATCCATAACCAGGTAAACCTGCCATCATATCTCTAGCTTGTTGAGTTTGATATAATGTTTTTAATGCACCAATTGCTCCAAGATTTAATGGATTTGATTTAACATTAGCTGCATAGTTATCTAAAAAACTTGTAATACTATCTCTATCTTCTGGAGAAACATCTACTTCTGGATCAGGATCACCTAAAGCTAATTGTTGAATAGCTTGTTTTCTTAATGCTTCTTGAAAACCTGGATCAACAGTATTATCAGTAGTTACAGTTGGTGTTGTTGGAGTTGTTGTGCCATAAGCTTCAGACTCATAATCAAAACTTCCACCATCATTACCACCACCATAACTTTGTTCTCTACCAGATTGATTGGCTGATGAGTCATAACCAGTTGTTCCACCATATTGTGATTGAGCATCTGTTCTTCCTCCTCCACCTCCAGAATCTGAACCTGCACTTGAACCCATTTAGACTCCTTAAAGTATTATTGAAATTACAAATAGTACACCAAGTATAATAATGTACTTAGATGTATTATTATCTATGTCTGTTTTTAAATCGTAAATTAATTTATTTATTTTATCCATTATAATAGTCCTCCTAATAATCCACCTACTCCACCTAATACTGCACCCATTCCACCGCCTATTGCAGTTGGGAACATTGAACCAATTCCATAACCTGCTAGTCCACCACCTAAAGCAGTTGAGAATGGATTAGCTTGTGTTTGAGATTGACCTGTTGTTACTGGAAATCCACTTGCTATTGGAGTAGCTAAACTTGCATATTGTTGTAATGCTTGTAGTGGAGCTAGTTGTTGTTGTCTTTGAATATTTTCTAATTGAGATCCTGTTTGAGTTAAACCAGGTACTTGAGTAGCTAAACCTAATTGTCTGCCTCTCTCTTGACCATACTCTTGAAATGCTAAAGGTAGTGCAGCTTGTGCTACTTGAGAAACTACTTGATTTTGCATCATTGGCGAACCTGGTGTTCTACCTGCACCACTAAATTGTTGTGCTACATTAGTGTAAACATCTCCAGCAGTTTTTTGTAATAAAGGTGAAAGGAAAGGATTTAAATATTGTCCACCAAGTGTTGCAGCCATTTGTTGTTGTGCTGCTGTACCTAATGCTTCTTGTCCTGCAAGTCCTGTTAAAGTTTGTTGTGATGGTGGAACATATCCAGTTGCACCTACACCTTGACCATATAAATTTGTAGCTTCTGAAAGTATTTGTCCTAAAGCAGGTTCTGCTGCTGCATAAGGTGTTACCCCTTGTGTTGTTTGTGTATTTCCACCGCCTGATGATCCTCCGCCAAAACTCATATTTTATCCTCTTGTTTAATTTGTTTTTCTAAAACAACATGGGTTCTTTTGTAACCATGATTATTATAGACTTTTTGCCAACCTGGTCTAGCAATTAGTTCCATCATTTTGCAACCTTCGTCTTTAGCAAATTCTTCAACTCTACTTATAAGATGTTGCCACTTAGACATTTGCCTTCCAGTTACAATATAGACATGACATACTTTACCATGTTTTCTTTTTATTATTTCAGTAACGACTACACCAAAATATTTATCATTTGTTTTCTTTTGGTTTTTATCCCAAATAACCCAAACTTGAAATTTGCCTTGTTTGGCTAGGTCGTAAACAAAATCTGAATCGGTAAGTTGACCTGAATAAGCTAAAGCAGATTTGATATTTTTTTCTACCATACCCCAAACTTTATCAAGTTCTTTAATTGGTATTTGTACTAATTCCATAAATACATTAAAAAATGATTAATAACAATATATTATTACGCACTCTTTTCGTCAAATATTTCTAATACACATACTATCCCTGCTATATCGTCAGCAGTTTGTGCTTTTAATTTTAAAGTATCTCCAGACTCTAAAACTATAGTACCTTTAGCTAAATTTTCAGTAGTTTTTGATGCTAAAGATATATGAGATATTTCATGTACTGCACCAGAATTTGATGCGTCTGTAGTGAATGCTTCTATCTCATTAGCTCCACTATGAATATTTGTTACTTGTATAGTTTTAACTAAAGCTGTTCTGTCTGTTGGACAGGTATAAACAACTGTACTGTTTGTCGTTGTCAGATCAAACATTGAATTTTTATATATGTTAGCCATTTTTAGGGTACTTTACTTTAACTGCTTTGATAGCTTCATAGAAATCAAAGTATTGAGATTTTAATGCTGGTGTTTGATCTATTGAATGCCATAGCATATCTAACTGATCTCCAATGCTAGGATAAGCTGATTTTCTTTTGTTAACATAATCCTTTGATTCTACAGAAACTTCATTAGCTTTTTGTTCAGCATAAGCTGCTTCTCTAGCATCCCATTCTGCTTCTTCTGCTGCTGTAAAAGGAACTATGTTCCCATTTATATTGTGATGTCTTGCCATAATTATTTATACTCCATTGTTAATTGTTAAGCAATACCTAAAGGCATTGATTGTTAAGCAATACCATAAAGGCAAATATCTCCAGCATCTATGTTGCCACTTGTTCCTTCTCCATACTCTCCAATAAAACTTACAGCATCTACAGCACTTGTAGAATTTATATAACCACCATAATGTTGAATCCATGAAGCTGGGTAACCTTGCATATATTGAGCAGACATTATAAAGTGCTTTACATAAGTTGTACTACTAGGATTAAATAAGTGCATGTAACCAACACATGAAGCATCATTATTATTTCTCATATTATTTGCAATAAATTGATTACTTGTTGATTGTGCTAAATCATCTGAAGCAATATATGCTAAACTAGCAAAATCATTATTCTCAGCATGTCTTGCATAAAAAGCTGTGGTAGTCTTTGTAGCATTATAATTACTACCACCATCTGTACTAAAATTTACTTTTATATCTGGCTCACTATTTGAGTTGGGGTGCAAATTATTAAAAGTAAATAAATATTCTTTATAAGTATCATCTAGCACCACACCATTAGAACCATCAACAAATTGTACACTTGAAACAGGAGATGAAATTGTAATCTTTTTAATAAATACCATGCTACCTAAAGAGCTAATGCTACCAAAAGCAGTTGCGTTCTTTACACCTTGATTATTTAATTTTACAATACTCATTAGCAAATCTCCGATTTGATTATGTTACACATTAGCTATCCTTAATTCCATACATTTTAATTGTTCCTGCATCTATGTTGCCACTAGAAAATTTAAATTGTACTCTTGTTAAAGCTGTTGTTGTATTCACATATCCAGCACAATAAGCATTAGATGTATAATCTGCTGTATAAACTTTACTAACACTAGATGCTATAAAGTGTTTTACAAATGTAGTAGAGCTAGGATTAAATAAATTTAATGTGCCATCACATTTTCCATCATCACCATTATCTACTTGAAAAGCTATTGTTTGAAAGCCAGTTCCTTGTGCTTGATCATAAGCTGTTCTATATGTAAGACCAGCATCTCCACCACTTGCAAAATCTCCATGATAAGCATCAAAATAAGTAGATGTTATTGTTTGATTATAA